ATGAGTTCGGTATCACAACAAAATCCAGTGCGGGTATTTGTCGCCCATGCCTTCGAATCGAATGACGACTATCGGCGGCTGTTCGAATACCTCGAAAGCTCGCGAAATTTCTTCTACAAGAATTGCAGCATCCCCGAGCTGCCCGCGGGACTCGACAAAGAAGGCCTGCGTCAGGAGTTGCGCAAACAGATCAATCTGGCCGAAGTCGTACTGATCCCCGCAGCTACATTTATTGCCAACCAGGAATGGGTGGATTTCGAACTGAACTGCGCCAAGGGTTTCGATAAACCAGTGGTCGTGCTCAACCTGTTCGGCCTGACTGCCAAGCTACCGGTGCAACTCGAAGCGCTCGCCGACGACATCGTCGAATGGAACGAACGCGACATCGTCGACGCCATCAAGCGTCAAGCCCGGCACGAAGAATCCACGCGCTGGGACACCGTCGATTTCAAGCTCGAAGACTTCGAGGAATTCAAACGGGATGTGGACAAGAAGTGAGTGGCGGTGGGCTCGCCATGGCTTGCATCTGGCAAACCCATAACTTCGCATAATGTATAGCTCGGTATTATTTTTTCTTGGGCGATTGTGCTTGCACTGGCATCCTGATTGCCTCCAAAGATTGTACCGGCGAGAAGGGCAAGCGTAACTGCAGCCGCCGAGTGTAGTCGCGGGAGTTTGCGTTTTAGCAGCTCCTTTGCATCTGGGTTTTTGGTCTTGTCCTCTTGTATGTACAAGACTACTTCATCGAAAGAAATCCCTAGAATTTCAGCGATTTTTAAAGCATGCGTAGCGTTTGGATAACGTTCACCGCGGAGATATTTTCTAGTGTTCGTGCGATCAGCGCCTATGGCTGTTGCGAGGCCGCGTGTGGACTTATTGGGCACGCGTTCTAGGACTCTTAAAAGCAATCTTTGACTGTTATTCATATGCACCTCTGTACCCAATCTAGCTGACCCTGGGACTTGCTGTCTCATGGGGCTATTGACCCAGGGGTAGACCCATGGGTCAAATGTCCCCGTCATCCATATCTGACGGGGAAGCGTCCATGAACACCTACACGGGTTGTAGTCCTGCTGCAAGCCTTCAGTTCGATCTCGTAGCCAATGATTGGGTGCCGTTGGTGGCACTTGATGGGGAACCCCCGGTGTCTGCCTTCCCCAGCGCCGGGGAATGTTCCGATGAGCTTCCCGCCTTCCTGCGGAAGCAAGCTGAATGACTCGCCTTGAACAGTGGCGTGCGCTCCGCAAGTCCGGCTTGGCACGCGGTTATTGGCTTGCAGTGCATCCCGGCGATAGGTGGGTCGTGCTGTTGTCGTTGGATGACCCAAATTTTTTCAAGTGGTTTTCCAGTATGGACCACGTTCAGTTGTGGCTCTCGGAGCAAGCCGAATGATGTACGTCGCGATGGTCGGCACGTGTGCCTGTGGGCTTCAGCTCACGCTCGCTATCGCGCGGATGGTCATGCGATGAGGTACGGCGAGCATCACAACATCGATGCCGTTGTTGATCAGATCCGCATGGACACCATGAGCGCGTTGCAAGCTCAGGTCGAACAATCGCACGCCGCTTGCTCTGCGTCCGCCGTAGGCGGATCGCATGCATCGGCGCGCGAAGCGCGCCCTAGTCTTGAAGAAGTAACACTTAACAACCGCTTTCATTCAAACGACGAAATTTTCGATGGTGCTGATCGGAGCCCAGATGCATGGACACTCAAGGTCGTTCGCTACGAATCTGGCGTGGTGGAGGTCCGGGCGGCTTTGTTTGGGTCTCCACCGGTGGGTCGCATCGCTGGTGCGCAGGAAAGCTCGAAGGCGTCGTCGCGTGGCGATGCCGCGCGGTATGCGAGTTCAATAAAACGCTCGCGAAAAACGATTCGCGAAAGGTGTCTGCAGCTCAACGCCGATCACATGTTGACGTTGACGAAGCGTGGGAAATTTTCATCAACCGATGAAGCATGGAAAGCGTTCAACCGATTCAATCGTCTGATGACCAAGCTTAAAGGCAATGCTTGGCAATACGTCGCCGTTCCGGAAATGCATGCCGACGGCGAGACGTTCCACATGCACATTGCGGTGCGAGGCTTCTATTGGGCCGGGCTCGTTCGCAAGCTATGGCAAAAGGCTCTCGGTGGGACAGGTTATGAGTCAGGCGAAAACACCTTGGGAAATGTGGACCTTAAAGCATTTAGGCGAACTCGCTCTGGTGCTACCGCCGTTCGGCGCATTGCCGGATACATTGCTAAGTACATTGGGAAGGGCGCTGAATCAGTGCGCATGCACCGAAAGTTATTTGCTACTTCCCGTGGACTCCATCCAACTGAGGTTAGCTGGTTCCACATCCGTGATTGGGCCGGAATTCCTGAAGTCTGTCTGCGAGTTCAACGCTGGCTCAGTGAGCATGGCGCTGATCCCACCGGACATGCATTTTTCTGGTCCCGGCATTCGGTAGATGATGAAAGGTTGCTCGCTACCGGATTTGTAATCTCAACCAACATGAAACAGGTGTAACTATGCTGACGATTCATATCAAAGATGCAAGCGTTGAAACAGCAACGCTTAACGGGCCTCGGGGGTCCTTCCAGTCATCGAGTCAAACTGGTTGGCTTGATCTTCCGAGTGGTGAGCGGCGTAAGGTTCGTGTCTCGCTTGCCCGTGATGCAAAGCCGTACGTCGCTGGTGCTTATACGCTTAGCGATGACTCGTTCACTGTGGGTCAATACGGTGATCTGCAACTCGAACGATCATTGAAGCTTGTGCCGGTGCAGGTGCCCCAGTCGCCGCAACGTCAAGCGTGACGATCATGCCGTCCACGATTCAATGTAACGCCACGTTGCAGACGTCGCTCACTGGTGAGCCTCAATGCGTCGATGGCACTGGCGCTGCAGTTTCGTGGACGGCTGTTCCCGATTTCGATCTTTCACAACTCGACACCAGCACGATGGCGCAAGGCTTCGCTGCGGGTTTTACGATGATCGGCATTGCGTGGGCTATAGGCAAAGGCGTAGCGCTCGTGCTCAAACAGATTTCTCGTTGAGAAAGACCGCGTAAGAGGGCGCGCGGCATTCATCGCCCTCGTTGTTGGAGTAACTGCTGTGAAGCATCTACTGAAGAAAGTCGCTCTGGTCGGCGTTGCGCTCGCAACTGCTGTCAACTCGTTTGCTGTTTCGGCGTATGACCCCATCACTGCTGCTGTCGATTGGTCGGCCGTAGTGACTGCGGTGATTGCCGTTGCCGCGCTCGTGGCTGCGGTGTTGGTGACGGTGCGCGGTATCAAGTTCGTCTTGTCCGCAATTCGTCGTTGACTGGCTGAGGGATCGCTGTAAGCGATCCCTCTCCAACATCCGGAGACCAAGCCGTGCTTATACAACTTTGGTATCTCGTCATGTTCTTAATGGGGGCATCGTGCGGGCACGTTATCTTCTCTCAGCTATAGCGTTCGTTAGCATGTGCGCGTTTGCGACGTCGTACGAGTACAAGGCAGCAGGTGTGACGGGTGCGGTGTTTCGTAGCACTATTCAGGCAGCTTGTCAGGATGCCGCTGATAATTTTATCGCAACGAATCCGCCGGGTCGGTATAGCCTTGGTGTCGTGGCGGCAGGCGGTTCAGGATCGTCGCCCACGTGTACGTTTTCCGTGCACGACATTCCGTTCAACGACGATAGTGATATCGGTGCAACCATTGACGTGCAGGAAGTATCGTCGTCTTCGTCGTCAAGCTCGTCGTCGAATCCATGCGCTAGCAAGACTGGCCAATCGATAGACGGTGTTGTGAGTGGCGGTGCTCAATCAGCAGGGCACAACATGTGTTCTAACGACGGGTGCGTCGTGACTATTTCAAGTAACGCAATAAACGTGATTGGCAATTGCCCCGGTGGCATGTGTGCGATCCAGACGGGGACGTACAGCGGCGCGCAATGTAGTTTTGGTAGCACGACATCCGCTGATCAGACGAGCCCGGGAAACTGCGTGCACGACGCGGCGGGAAATACTGTCTGTAGTGAGCACCGTACTAACGGGACTAATTGCGGAACCGTCAACGGCGATGAGGTGTGCGTTACGACGGCAGCGCCTAACTCGTGTGTGTCGTACGCCAGTGGTGGCGTCGCGTGTAATGCTTCGACGACGCCGCCCGTGCCGAACAACGGTACTACCGGTGTACCAGCAACGCCGACTGCGAGCGTGCAAGACCAGGCGAGTGGTAATACGACGAATTACTACAGTAGTACGACGGTGGGTGGGTCAACGACGACAGTCGTGACGAACAGCGGCGGTGCTAGCGCACCGAGCGGCGGGGCGTCATCAAGTGCTGGTTCCTCTGGTTCAGGGACCGGGCCAAGCGCATCTAACGGCGATTGCGGCGCTACTGGTGTTGATTGCTCAAGCTCTGGAGATGCAACGTTGCCATCGTTGGCTCGAGGTGATTCAGTTCAATCACTGACGCAGGCATTCATGAGTGGAGTCGAGAACTCTACGCTCATCACGTCTCTGAACGCGATTTCAACGTCAGTGCCGACTGGCACGTGTCCATCAGCAAGTTTTGATGTGTTCGGCCATAGCTACGATTTCATGACAAGCGGCTGCGCTATGTGGGAGACGCACATTGCCCCAACGCTCGAAGCAATCATGTCGATTGTGTGGTCAGTGATTGCAGTCATGTTGGTCTTAACGGCATAGGTGTGAGATGGATTATCTAATCAAGTTTTTGGCGCGCATCTTGGTATGGCTCCTCGACGCCGTCACATGGACATTGCTTCAAATCATGAAGCTGCTCATGGAAGGCTTGCTCACCGTGTTTAACTCGATACCGGTCTGTCCCTGCTTTAGCACAGCGGCTAGTTTCATGTCATCGATGCCGAGCAGCGTTGCGTATTTTCTCTCAGCCTTCAACTTTAGTGCGGGTATCGCTGCGGTTCTGGCGGGCCTTGTGATGCGGTTCCTGATCCGTCGCATTCCATTCATCGGGTGAAACTATGTTTGTGACATTTGTAGCAGCAGCGTGGCTTCTGTTCTTCGTGTTCGTTGGTGTGCAACTGGCGCGGTTCGTTATCTGGCTCGGTAAGAGTGCGTTGCGGCTCTTCGGAATCGATCAATGAGCATTTTCGCGTACACCGGCATGCCCGGGTGTGGCAAGAGTTACAACGCTGTTGAGCAGGTCATCGTTCCTGCGTTGAAGCAAGGTCGCAAAGTAGTCACCAACATTCCGATGCATGCTGATGCGGTCACGTCGGAAAATTGGCCGGGTGAGCTTGTGGAGTTTCCGGTGCAATCCGTGATGCAAGATCCGGAAACGATTCGCGATTACGTGACACCAGGGTGTGTGTTTGTACTCGATGAAGTTTGGCGCATGTGGCCCGCTGGCGATAAAGCTAACAAGGTGCCAGAGCCGTTCAAGTCGCTTCTTGCGGAGCATCGTCACATGGTCGATGCGCATGGCAACAGTGTGTCCATTGTGTTGCTGGTTCAAGATCTCGCCAACATCGGCGCGTTCGCACGTCGCCTTGTCGAGCAAACGTTTATTCATACGAAGCTCTCGCACGTTGGCGCCTCCAACAGATTTCGCGTCGACATTTTTCACGGTCCGGTCACCGGTGCGGTCGGTCCGCAGTCCAATCGGTTGCGGGAGATTTTTGGTACATATAAGCCTGAAATCTGGAAGTACTACGTGTCGAATACGATGGCGCAAGCGAAGCTTGATGCTGGCGCTAACGAAAAGCATGTGGACGGTCGTGGCAATGTGCTGAAGAAGCCGATTTTGATTGTTGGCGCGATCTCAATTCCGTGTTTGATTGCCTATGGCATCTACGGTTTATCGACGTTCGTGCACACCAAAGCAGGAGTACCAGCAACGGTTGGGTCGAGTGTACGTACTGAGGTGAAATCGACGGCGGGCCCTGTATCGCCGGCAAACCAAGGTCTATTTGCGCCGCCGGTAACGCAGTCTGCGCACGAAACCATCGGTTGGCGTGTGGTTGGTTGGATCATCAATCCAACGTATCCAGAACGCTCACGTGCCATGATGAAATCTAGTAACGGGCAGCGTCTCACTGTTGAATTCGAGGACTGTCGGAGGATCGACCGCGATCCGCTGCAATGTAAGCTAGAGGGTTTTTGGTATTCAGAAACCGGTCGCACGTGGCCGGATGTCCACAATTTGCCTCTCCAGCAGGCCGCTACACCTGCTGGAGCGAATGGCGTCGCGACAGGTTAAAGTAGTGTCGGTTGCATCTTTTTCTCGGTTTCTTTTGTGCCTTGATACCAGAAGCGCATCCGCTCGAACTGGTCGAGCATCCCGTACTGATTGTTGTTAGCTGCCCAGTGGCTGAACTCGGCGTGTCGTTGCCAGAATGCTTTCGTCTGGTCATCAATCATCGCTGTCAAAGTGTCGTGCAT